TGTAAGGTTTTATTACCTGTTCGTACATCTTCACCTTTTACTTTGTAAGTTTCAAATTCTGTCTTATAAGGTTTTACAAAATTAGGATCAGGATCAAGTAATCTTTTTACTCGTTTCTCTGCATCCTTCAAATATTCTCTTCTATCCTCGTCTTGCCAATCAGGTGCTTCAACCATAACTATCTCGCCACTGGATTTGTTTACAACAATCCAACCACCAAAAGGCAAACCTGTAGCTTCACCATATAGATGTCCTTGCATAACATAGCCAAACGGATCATCTTCTTTTATCTTGTCGTACCCACCATATCCTGTGTATTTAAATCTAAATGCCCACTCACTAGCAGACTTAACATCCCAAACTTTCTCCACTCCCATCTCATCTCTCAAGATAAGATCAAGTGTTCCTGTTATCTCATGCCCTGCAATAGTAAGTTTTACAGGCTTTTGTTTAGCAACAATCTCTACCTCTGCTTGTTCCATTATGAGTACGACTATGGACTCAACCAAGTCTCCAAACATAAAACGAAACAAAGCATTGTAGTCCATGTCTTCTTCGATGCCTTGCCTATCTAGCAACTGTTGGCACAGAGGTCTACCTAGACCTGACATGCGTATGCTGAACTCACGTTTCTTATTTAGTTGTCTTTCTACAGACTCTTCACATTCTTTTGCAAAGTCTTTAATAGCACTAGGGGAGATCGTGACTTCCCCCCTAGTAGCTTTCTGCATGTAGTCTTGGATTTTAAGCAGATTTAGCATCAAAATCAGCCGACAAGTCTTGTTCCTCACTAGGAGAAATGAGTTTCTGAGCTTCTCGATGCTGAATTAAAACATTCTCATTGTGAGCCTTTACGGTCTCTGAGAAGTCTTTCATCAATGCCTTATCTGAGTCCGAGACTTGCACTTCCGAATGGAGAGTCGGAACTGGTACATAGTAGGTAACTGAACCTGACTTGACTCTGCTAGTTGTTAACTTAATCATAACCTTTTGCATAATCTTCTTTTGTCTAGTTAAGCTATCTATGAAATCTCTGATAGGTTTAAAGCCTGATCGCTTAAAGTAAGATACGAAAGGCTTATCTTTCACATCCACCTTTGTGCCATCTGCTTTAGTAAAAGCACCACTAACCTGACCATATATAACTTGATTACATACTGCAGATCGTGACTTTACTTTGAGTGGATCATCATCAGAAAGAAGTTCTTCTTCCTTTGCAGATAATCTACCACACTTATTGCCTGCTAATGTGTCAGGAAATTCTCCTGCCAACGTAGGCTTTTGTACTGACTTGCAAGTGAAAGTTCCTTGCTCCATATCATACACACTCCATTCAAAGGTACGTAGGATAGGTCTGATGAACACTTCCTTCGCATAAAGGAACTCACCGTCTAAGAACATCTTCCATGAGCCACGAGTCAAGGCAACACCGTCATCTGTCTCCGTGTCATAGTTTATGTTCAATCTAGGCAAACCAACATTGGATGTACTCTTAGCCTGTCCTGTAAGTTCCATAAACGTAGCAGTATCGTCATCACTAAATGCTGATACTAACTGATCCATTTCGTTTCCGATTGTAGTCATTTCATTTGTTTCCATTTTTATTTCCTTTAAGTTTATTTAAAATGTAATTTGATCCTAATAACTAACTTCTGATAAGTCAAGCCAATTATTTCCTATTTTTAATTCTATTCCTATTGGCATGTCGTATTCTAAGCCATACCTAGCTTTCGAGCCGTTAGAAATAGACAACATGGCTTCAGATAATACCTTGATACACTGATCTTTTTCATCAGGATGTACGTCAAGAACTATTGAATCATGTACCGTGTTGCATATTACTGATTGCATTTTATTTTTTTGCATCACTCTATCTAGTTCAACTAATGCAATAGGTAGCAAGTCAGCAGTTGCAAATCCTTGTACAGGGTAATTACAGATAGCAGTTCTATTTGTGGCTGCACCCCAATCTGTCCACTTAGCATCAGGGAAAGAATAGACACGACCTGATGGTAGTTTCACTTCTTTAGTCTTCACTGCTTCTTTTTCTAGTTCTTTGTGCCATTCTGCTACCTTGCTATACTTCTCTTTAAAAGCCGTGTAGTAGGCTTGTTGTGCAGGAGTACCACTGACCCCACCGTAGAGAGGTTTGAACGTGTGTGCCTTTGCATCCTGCCTAGAACACCCTATTATAGATGCAGTGTAGCTATGAACGTCTGTTCCCTTAACAACATCATCATATGCTTGTGGATCTTTTGATAAAAATCCTGCTACTCTGAACTCCAACTGAGAGTAATCACCCTCAAGTATGTAGCCACCCTCAAATCTACTTTCTACTATCTTACGTATAGCAAAGGTAGAACCACGTGGCATGTTTTGAAAGTTAGGATTACGACTAGATAGTCTACCTGTAGCAGTAACACATTGCATGAACTCAGGATGCACAAAGTTATCATCATCCACATTATTTTTCATGCCTTCAACAAAGGTAGATAGGTAAGTACGAATAGCATTGTATCTAGAATAGGCTACACAGAACTCACGTGCTTCACCACTTAAGTCTGTCGATCTATCTTCAAGAGTTATCTTATCTGTCTTGAACCCTGCAGATGCTACATCTTTTGGATTACGAGGTACAATCTTAAATCCTGCTACTTCATTAGTATTCGTGTACACAACACCTTTGCCTTTGCATGGTTTGCATATCCGTAATGCTTTACTTGGCTCACCATTCTTATTGACAAGCCTAACACGACCATGCCCCAAACAACCTGCACAACATTGACCTACAGTTTTGTACACGATCTCTGTCATGTTACGCACATTACGAATGAAATCATTCTTTCTCATACGAGTACGTAGCTTTGGTTTGATTGTGTTACCTCTCATCTCATGCCCTAGATTAAATGTCATTGACCACAAAGGTTTATCTTTCACCTTACGTGAGTACAACAGAACACTACGATCATCAGGACTAGATAGATTGATTGGTGTATCTCCCATTGCTTCTTTAGCCATAGTCTGTAGTTTGTTTTCTAGATAGGATAGTTCCTCATTGTATTCTTTTTCTATCTTATCTAAGGTATCTAAGTTTATTTTAAGTCCATTCATCTCAATCCGAGTAAGGACTTTTGTCATTTCAAGCGAAAGCTTTAGTGTCGGTACTAATGTCATTAAATAGTTCTCCAAATGTTGTGCCAAAGGCTTCAAGTTGTTTTAGTGCCACTTGTTCTGTAGCGATTACGTCTGCTATACCATACTCTTCTACAATCTCATAAGGTATATCATAAAATGTTTTACCATCTTTTAGATAAGGTGCAACCAAATCTTTTTCTTTTTGTGTAACACCATATCGTTTTGCAAGAGATTCAAGACTAAGTGACCACCTCTTTGCTTTAGCTAAGATGTATTCAGCTACCATCGTATCGTACACATGACGATCATAACTAAAGCCGCAGGCTCTTATCCATGTCAAATCAAACTTTAAGTTTTGTCCTACAAGCACATCAACACTATCTAGAGTCTTCTGCATCTTTTCAAACCAGCCATCCTCTACAAAAGCTCGATTGTCGGAGTGAGATATAAAATCATAACCCACTTCATCTTCTCCTAGCCACTTGTACCCAATCGATACAAGAGTATTACCAAAGTAAGGTAGGGCAGTAGTGCCACCTGACTCCTTTGCTTTATGTGTTGTCTCCACATCTAACGTCAATACATTCATTTCTTTCTCCCATTTATAGTATGTATCATGTGACAGTTTGCACAAAGCACTCTACACTTTCTAACCTCTGTCATTAATGTTTTTAAATTGTAAGTGACCATGTCAGATACTTCTCTTCTTTTATTACCTGTAATGTGATCAAACTGTAATGCAAATGGGTTCTCTTTATAACCACATATTTGACAACCACATTTCATCTTCAGGTAGTCTAGCCACTTTCTTCTAATCTTTCTAAGTCTTGTTGCTCTGTCTCTTCTTTCTTGTTTTGTTTTATAAAACTGATCAGGTGATCTCCAATCCTCTCCACCTTTAGACTTCGCATTGTACGACCAAAACACACGACCATCTACACCAATGTCACCATGTTTGTACGTCAATAGTACACTCCTCTTTGTACATCTATCTGAGCATTGATCATGCCATGCCATCCATTTATCTTGTTCTTAGATATACAGATATGTCTTACTATGTTATCTACTTCGCTTGATCCTGTCTTACCAATACCTATGATTGCATCAGCTTCACCTGCTTTGCCTGTCCTAGAGTTGTCAAGCATAGAGTAATCAATGAACTGTCGATCATGGGCATCATAACTTGCCTGACTAACTGCCCATATAAGTAGTTGATTTCGCTTAGCAATTTCTCTTGCAGTGACGTAGGTCTCTTTCAATCTTTCATCACCACGATTGTACTGACCACCAACACGGAACTTATCTAGCTGATCACAGAACATTATGTCAGGCTTATTTAGTTTTGCATAGTCATCCATCTCCTCTACAGATGTACCAACCGAATCCATAATTGTCAGGTAGGGTTCTATCTCAAAGTGATACCGTTCAAGTAGTTGATCTTTTTGCATCACCATCTCTTCTCTAGTCAACTCAAAATAAGATTGAATGATACGTAGCTTGATACGTTGGGCAGGCTCTTCGTTTGCCCAATAGGTAACTTTGAATTTTTGTTTGATGTAAGATGATGCAAGGAAACAACAAAAGGTAGTCTTACCTACTTCAGGTCTAGCAAATATTATCCCTAAATTACCCTTATCCATTCCTTTAAGTTTTTCTTGGATAAGGTTGAATTGAAAAGGGAAATCTGTCTCCCCTGCTTCTTCTTCAAGTAGCTGAGACAGATCACTTTCTACTATGTTGTAGGTAGTTTTGTCACTCATGCGGCCATCTTCTACGGCATCAATAAGTCTTCTTAATTCACCAAACTCTTCGTTCTCACCTGTAAATATCTCAAGTGCTTTCTCTCCTATCTGCCTTGCTCTATCTCTGAGCCACAGATTGTTGACCAAGTCTAGATGCAACTCATCATTATCTGTAGGCGTATCGTCAAGTTCAGCTATGATCTCCTGTACTCTGTTCCTAGCTGAGTCAGGCATGGCAGGATTTCTGTCATTGAATATTCCTGCAAGTTCAGACTTAGTTAAGGTCTTAGAGTATTTAGTGTGGGAATATACTATTGTGTCAAAGATATCTTTTAGTTCCCTATCAAACATATCTCTATCTATTTTGTTCTTTACCTTTGCAAAGAAATCAACATCTAAACAAAATCCTAAGACTTGTTTATCTACTGATATGATTGTTGATGAAGTCATCTCTCTCCTCTTTCTCCATATTCTTCAGGTCTTTCTTTAGTACAACTAATTTTGTCTGTACATAATTAGACAGATGCCTGACAATGTCAACTGCTTTTCTAGTTGCATCTCTGTCTAAAGCCACAAAAATTTTTTTATAATTTTGAATTACTTGTATGTGGTTGTCTAGTAATGATGTTCCCATCAAAGCCATGCCTGTTACAAGATTAGATACGCTACATGCTGAGGGGCAATCCTCTACTAAAAAAATAATATCAGCCAAACCACAAACAAAAGGTTGTTTGCTTACACCGTAGCGTAACCACTTAGGTTTATTATCAGATAAACTTCGACCTGTTGCATCAACAACTTTGTCACCACTTTTAACTAGATAGACTACTCTGTCTCTTTGGAAATCGTATCGTATGTCAGCTAATCCACCTAGATAAGCATCGTAGGATTGTACTTGCTTAACATAATTTTCAGCGTTGATGTTTCTAGATAAAGATACAAATGTGTCAGGTATAACAAAATCTATATCAGCTTCTTCTTGTTTTGTCTCTCTTTTAACAAACGCCTGACTTGAATTGTTTTTTGTCAGGGTAATACCTGTGCCACCTTTGACATTGCAATCAGCATGAAAACAATACCATAGTCTTTCAAAGCCATTATCACTTACACTAAATGTGTTAGGCTTGCCACATACAGGGCAATCAGACCTATAACGCCCATAAGCAGGTATGGAAAGGGATTCAACATAACTTTTCAACCACTTCATAAATTTATACCATTAGATTGTAACATCCGTAAAATAATAAATATCACAACCAATGCTAATATATGTTTATTTAATCTACTCATTTGTTGGTAGCATCCCTATACTGTTTTGTATTTACAGTATACATTTGTGCTAACTTGTCTAGTTGAAAGTTGTGTTTAAGTAACTTGCGAGACTTTGCTACACAGATAGGCATCCATGTCAGGTAGTCTCGTTGATTACCTAGTTTAACTTGCTCCTTGTCGACCAAACCTAAACGTACTGCAGATAGCTTTGCCCATAGTACATGGTGCTTATCATAGGTACGTTGAGTAATGTCAGTTCTTATCTCTTCCATCATCTGCTATCCTTAAATCTTCTAAGTATAGTTTTATTGCATTTCGGATAAGATCAGCTACGCTTACTTGTGTTGCATACCTATCTGTCTCCCTAGTAGCAAATTTCTCTAGTTCATTATAATCTGCTTTTGAAACTGTCAGATTGTAACTCTTAGTTTCTTCAGGTATCTTATGTGGTCTACTCATATTATCTCCAATCTACCTCGTGGGGTGTATCTCCCAAAGGGATAATTGCGTATACCATGAGATGTATTTTTGCGTCAAGAAAAAAAAAATAAAAAAATAATTTGACAGATATTTTTAGTTAGGTGTATAAGAAACCCTGATCATAAATATAGGAGATAAGATATGATTTATTTAGAGTTATTCTCAGGTGGTAGTGTAGCTAGGCAATCTGTAAAAGAGTTAGGTTTGCCTGTCACTAAATGGTATTCATCAGAGATCAATAAGTATGCTATTCAGATAGCTAACGACAACCATGATGATCTTATTCATCTAGGTAGCGTTGAAGGCGTGTTAGATAAGCTAGTTTCACACAAAGACATTGATGTTATTTTTTGTGGATCGCCTTGTCAGGGATTTTCGGTGGCAGGAAAACAATTAAATTTTCAACATGAACAATCCAAATTGTTTTTCACATTCCTCGACATCTATAAGGCTATCTATACTGCCAATCCAAATGTCAAACTACTTTTTGAAAATGTCAAAATGAAAAAAGAATGGGAACAGATTATCCTATCTAAACTACAAGAGATAAATCCAAAACTAAAACTACATATCATTGATAGTGCTTTGGTATCTGCTCAACGTAGAGTTCGCATGTATATTACTGATCTAGAGTTTGATATGCCTGAAGATAGAGGTATCGTACTTAAAGATATTATCGAGTGTGGTTGTGTAGATAGAAACAAGTCATACTGTCTAGATGCAAACTATTGGAAAGGTGGTAACTTGAAGATGTACTTTGAGAAATCAAGAAGACAGTTAGTATTTGGAGATGGTTGTCATCAGGTAGGAATAGCTGATCTTAAAGGTTATGACATTATCAAGAGAGTGTATTCCATTCATGGTAAATGCCCCACTCTAACTACCATGCAAGGTGGACATAGAGAACCTAAGATACTTTGCAACTCTGCATCAATCACAGGTAGAAGACTAGATAGTAATGGTGTTCGTAAGGATGATGATACTAGTCTACCTATAGTTCAAACATTAGAGGTATCGGACTCAGGTAAGTCAAGATGCTTATCTACCTTGACTAAAGATACAGTAGTTTCGCCTTTGCCCAAAGGTAGATATCCTGATGCTTATGGCGAACATAAACTACATTGGCGAAAGCTAACTGTTAAGGAATGTTGTAGGTTGCAAACTTTACCTGATGATTACTGTAAGTCTGTTAGTAACTCTCAAGGTTATAAGATGCTTGGTAATGGTTGGAACAATGAAACTATTAAGTGTATCTTAAAAGGTTTGACAACTGAAAATAAATTTGGTAATTGGAAAAAATACGAAACTATGGAGAGATCGTGATGACAATAAAATTAGTAAATGAGAAAAAAAATCTTACATTAAAATATGTAAGTGATCTGTATTGGGAATATGATAGAATGTCTAGTTCAGGTCAAGAAACATTAGATAAACTAGCTACCTTGTATGGTATCGAAACTAATGCACAGTTAGAAGAAAGACTAGCTAAAATGTCAGAAGAAGAAATGAAACAGGCATTGGAGAAATCATGATGACACAATATTATTCTAAAAGTAAAGGCAAGTTTATCGACATAGCCAACATGCCTGATCAATATGTAAGAAATGCTTTTGTCAAGATGTGTAGCATGGATAGTGCTGAAGATGTTATGTATGCTCAACAACAAAAAGAAAGAGCAGATCAACTTGAAAAAGAAAGAAATGATTACAAAAAGAAAGCCAATGATATGGAGATGGCTAAGATGACCATTAATCGTGAATTATTAGATGCGAAAGATATCATAAAAGAACTTAGAGAAGAATTTAATGACTTAACTAAAGAGAGAGATAAGTTAAATCAACACGTATTGGATATGGTGTCAAAAAACGCTTACAATATCATGTGGGATAATTGTCAACGCCTTGAAAAACAACTCAAAGAAAAGGATGAAAAAATATCATTCTTAAAAGGGAAATTTGATTATTGGCACAAGGCATATAATAACGTCACTAGCGTTAAGGGAGATAGGTATGTGTTTAGCGAGATACCTAACGACAGTAACGGCAGAAAATTTGTCAGCCTATTGAGGGAATATTTGAATAATGTCAGCTATAAACTTAGGGTTCGTGGTCAGTATCTCAATGATGAAACTAAGAAGAATGAGGGTTGGAAAAGATATAGCTATGGTCAGCCAATCGAGAAATCCAAATGTCTTAGAGTTTATCTAGATATCAACAAAGATATTGACTAGGTAGTTTATCTGTAGTAATTGTTTGTTTCATTTTAATTTTAGGAGATAACAAATGAGCAGAGAACACTTTCACGAAAGTCAAATCGAAGACAGAGTAAATCAGCTTATGGAAGAGGGCATGTCAGATGAAGATGCTATCCAACAAGCTGAAAGCGAATATGATGGTCAAGTTAATCTAGTTGAAGAGAAAGCACTTGAACTACATAACAAAGAAAAACAATTAGAGTTCTATCTAGATCAGCTTAGATCAGGTGTTTATCCAAGCGAGATAGTTTTAACTAAAGTCTTAGATAAGTTAAAAAAGCATCATAAAGATGAAAATGAAATTCGTTCCACTAGACGATTTTGTTTTGAGTTAATTAATCTAATTGATGAAACTCTTTTGGAGGTTTGGAATGCCGAGTGAAATATATCAATGTTTTAGGTGTAAGTCTGTCTTACATGAGTATGAACTAATGAAAACTGAGGATGGAAAAGATTGTCCGTTTTGTTGCTCAGATAATCTAGTTAACGTAGATGATCTACCTGAAGATAGAGGAGATAGATAATGAACAAGATTGCTCGTATCCATGTGAACCAACATGTAATCAAAGCCAATGCAAAGAATGGCGAAAACAATCCTGTCTTTACAATCAAACAAGGTGGCAAGAATACCTATGCACATAATGTCAAGGTCAATGGCGAGATGGAGTTAGTCTATTCGCCTGATAAACCACTTAGTTGTGGTGCTAAAGTTTGGATAGAAACTCGTGGCGATATTACAGTTGACGGCAAAAAAATGTCAGCCATTGCTTTAAATGATACCAAGCCTGTAGTAATAAATGTTCCTAAAAACATTTCTATTAAAGGTTTAAAAAAAGTTGATTTTGAATTTTTAAGAAAGAAACAAAAGCAGATAAAAAACAAAAATAAACTACTTGCTATTTAATCTAGATAGTTTAGAACTAACTTAGCTACTAATTCAGGTAGCGTAACCAAAAGGCTTTTAGCCTAGAAAGAGAAAAAATTATGGATAGCATAATTACAAATCAAGAAACAAACTTGAAATCAAATACAATTCACGAACATAACAATCCATTTGATGTTTCATTATTTTCAGATAATGCAAAGATAAAAAGAATAGATTTATTTGCTTATGATGAAGATGAAAATGGAATTGGTAATCAAGTTAAGCTAGAAAGATATTCAGGTTTGTACAATGAAAGTTTAGGTCAGGTTTTACAATCTAGACCAATAGCAGATACTTACAAACTTGTACCTCATCAAGATTTGTTTTCTTTACAAGCTGATATTCTAGATAAAACAGATTTACCTAAGCAGAATATTAGAGTTGTAGATAAGCTAATCAATGGTGGCTTACAAGCACAAAGAACTATATATTATGATGATCTTTCTATACCTGTTTCTAATTCTAAGGATATTGTTAAAGCTAGAATAGATGTGTTTAATTCTGTAGATACTTCTTGGGCGTTTCAAGTTTTCTCAGGAGCATATAGAAACTTATGTAGAAATACTTTGGTGTTTGGTGGTGAAAAATCTTATCATCAAAAAAAGAAACATACCTTAAATTTGTCGCCTAGTGCAATGATCCAAAAATCAGGTTTGGGTTTATCTATGTGGCATCATCAGAAAGATTTGATGTTAAATTGGAGAAAGATACAAGTAACAGATCAACAATTTGCTGATATGTTAAAACAAACTATCTGTCTTAAGAAAACCAAATCTGCTGAAGTTGGTGTCAATCCTGTAAATGAAACTAAGCTAAATTACTTGCTTGGTTTATTTGATGAAGAGAAAAAGGAATTAGGTTCTACTCTTTGGGGTTGTTATAATGCTCTAACACATTGGTCAACTCATACTGATCATAAGGTAGAAAGATTTAATCCTGAAACTCTCAAAGTTGAAACTATTAATGGTGGCAGAACTAATGCTAATAAACCAAATGTAGAAAGACAGAGAGCAGATGTAGTCAGAGAATTATTGACATCAGACGCATGGCAAAATTTAGAAATGGCTAACGCTTAATGGGTGAATTTCTAGCAAACGTATCTCGTATAATGGTCATCTTATTGGTGATCATTATTTTAGCTTTAATATTTTAATAGGAGAAAATATGTCTATTGATAAATCAAAAATCATTGAATGTTGTATCTGTAAAAAAGATATTGAACCTCAATTTTTAGGTAATGATGGAGATGGTAAACCTGTTTATTGGTATGGTGGAAATAATGCTGAACCAATCCATGATGGATGGTGTTGCAATCCTTGTAACCAAATCGTACTTGCTGAAAGAATGGCTAGTATCAGAATTGCACAATGGGAGAAAAACCAATGAGAAGACAACATCTAACTAAAATGTCAACATTGCTTGAAACATTGGAAATTGTATCTAAGAACGCTAAGAACAAAGGTCATAGATCAGGGCATAGATGCCACGAACTTGCCAAACAATTAGCAGATCAATTTGATGTTTTTGTACCTACTTTGGATAGCATTATTACTAACAAAGAAAACAAAAATAATCCTACTTTAATCAAAGGTAATCAACCAATGACTAAAGGAGAATTTAGTATATATCAGGTTATCAGGAAGAATGATTATATCAAAGTTATTGATGTATACGCATCAGCAGATATAAAAATGTCAATATATACTGTTAGGCAATATGTACATTGTTTAAAGCAAAAAGGTTATATTCAATCTGTTAATGTTAAAGGTAAACATTACAAATTATATAAAGCTTATCCTTTAAATTTTAATACGATGGATAGAAACTTGGTTAATAAATTAACTAGTTGACATTAAAAAAAATCTAATATTATAATTAACCATCCAAGCATAATGTTTGGGTGGTTTTTTTAAACCTTAACTTAAGTAGAAAAGGAAATCCAAAAATGGAAACAAAAACTTACTTAATCAATCACGAGTATGACGAGAACAAAAAAGAAATTATTCATAAACCTTGCAAGGTTGAAATGCGTTGGAAGATTTACGACAGCTTTGCTTGTTTAGAAATAATAGGTTTTGAGAAAGACAAAGAAACAATAAAGCACTTGTTGTACTGTCATAAAGACCAAACAATAAACATTTTAAATACAATTAACGAGCAAGTACAATATGAAGATGACTTAGAACCTTGCAAAAAAGATAGGTTTTACTTTAATGAAAATATTGGTGTTCAATGGGGTTTACATGGTCAATTAGATTTAGAAGATTTAATTGCAGATAAGAAAGGTAATTAAAATGGCTTACTTTTTTAAATGTAATATATGCAACTATAAAGAAACTTTCGGTATTACTAAACTATTTGAAGAAATATTCGAGGGTAAAATGCAAGATTATGAAAGCGTAATTTGTAATAGTTGTGCTACCAAACAGAAGAAACTTAAAGGCAATCAAATTATAATTCAGAAAGGAACTAACAATGCAAACATTTAATTTAACATTGGAAGACATGCCACACAGAGATAAGAAACTTCTTAATATTGCTAAGGTTGAAAATATGCGTTCACCTCGAAGTAATAAAGAAGTAGCAAATCAATATATTATTACTTTGCAAAATGGCATAACAGTATTTCAAAGTTATAACTCTATTATATGTGTCAAAGCAGACGGTGAAACATATTTAGATTATGATAATTGGAATTACTCTAATACTACTTCAAGGTATAGAAAGTTATTCTTAAATGAAGACACCAAAACAACACAAGATAAAATTAATCGTGGTGTTTATGGTTGTGTAAGACTTAATAAATAACTTAAACTTTCCTCCCCTGAAAACCTCATAGATTAGTTTCTATGGGGTTTTTTACTTTAAGGCTTAATATATATGTAATTGATTGTTATTGTTGTGTATTCGCTTGTTATGGCGTTTGGGTATTCACTCGCAATATAACGAGCAGTAAACACCTTTTAAGCTTACATTGTACAACTAAAAAATATCATCCTAGTTAAAAAGAGATACACGTGACGAGAAAAGACCGAGCCAACACAGATGAAAACTAACTTTGCCTAGTTGGGTGTCATATTATCCTATGGTATTGATCAAAGATAAATTTTGCGAAAATTGGCGTGCTAAGGGTCATGGGGGCCCCCCACGTATACGTTAGCAAAGTCGCCATATTTTTATGTAAATGAGTTACTTGTACAGTCTATTTGCATCCTTTTAGGATACCCTGTGTGTATAGGTGTATTTCCCCGGAGGTGTTACTCCGATTATATCCATCATGCCGAAAAAGTCAAGACATTTGTGCCTAAAAATTTTTTTATTTGACATATTTGTATTATATCCGTATAATTTCTGTATCAAGACCAGTTTCGAGCAGCAGCAACCACATTGAATCTCGTGCTTTGGCTCAAGCTGAACGGTTCTTGGTACAATCTAACAGGAATTTTAACCATGTATGAAGCATTTGTACTCGTATGCTTAATAGGAAAACCAATATCAGACGAATATTGTAACCAATTAGCAGATATAAGAGGTCCATACATGACACATGATCAGTGTTTAGCACGAGTATACGAAATTCAAAGGGATTTACCTGTGTATAAGCCTGATATGGAAGCAAGAGCATACCGTTGTGACAAATTTACTCCCAAAAACAAAGAGTTCACGTGAAATATCACCCCAACAAGAGCAATTTCTAACTAATTTATTTGAAAATGGTGGAAATGTTACTGATGCAGCACTTGCAGCAGGCTATTCTAAGGGTAGTGTTACGTGGTTGAAGAACAGTTTAGCCGATGAAATAATAAATCGGACAAAAAACGTACTATCCATGAACGCATTTAAGGCTGCTACACGGTTAGTAAGCACAATAGACAATCCTGTACCTGAAAGAGGAGACGATTTACGCTTCAGGGCTGCAGAATCTCTATTAAATAGGGTAGGCTTGGGTAAACAAGAAACAACTAACGTAAATGTACAGGCAGTACACGGAATAGTTTTACTGCCACCAAAGAAAGAGGTAGTTATAGATGGCTAATGAATTATTTAAAGTATTAAACTTTATAAATGCTCTGACATCAGACAGTCAGATGGGCAAAGCTCTTGATGATAAGATAAAAGGTATGATGAAATCTCTTACTCCGTCTGAAAAGAAACAAGCTAAAGATGCTTTGAAAGATAAAAAGAATGAAGATAACGGTATGAGATACGGTGGCAAGGCATCTAAAGTATATACAAAAGGTTCAGGTACTCGTAAAGTAAATGTCTGATGCACCCAAACGTGGTCGCCCAAAGAAAGACCCCAACGCACCGAAGCAAAGATATTTTCTGTCCAGAGCCGAACAAGCTAGACGACAGACACAGAAGAGATTACGTGACGCAAAGAAACGTGCAGATAAAATAACTAAGGTAGCAGAAAGTAAAAGAAGATATGCCAGAAAGCTTGAAGAGAAGGTTGGTAAGGTTGAGAAAGCTCTTAAGGGGGATGCAACTACCATTGTCGATACAGGGGATTTATCTAGCCTTCCTCCACCTGTACAAGAAATCGTTGGAAATCGTGAAGTGGTGTTTCAGCCGAATGAAGGACCTCAAGAAGAGTTTCTATCGGCTAGTGAAAGAGATGTCCTCTATGGAGGTGCGGCAGGTGGGGGAAAAAGTTTTGCACTTCTCGCAGACCCTCTTAGGTATTGCACTAATAGCAACCATCGTGGGCTTCTTCTTAGGCGTACTCTGGATGAGCTAACAGAACTTATTGATAAGTCACGCCAACTGTACCCTAAAGCGTTTCCCGGTGCAAAATTTAGAGAGTCAAAGTCAACGTGGCATTTTCCATCTGGAGCAACAATCTGGTTCACTTATCTAGACAAAGACAAAGATGTAACTCGATTTCAAGGACAAGCTTTCAACTGGATAGGTATAGACGAGATAACCCAATACCCAACACCTTACGTGTGGGATTACCTAAGATCAAGACTAAGAAGCACAGATCCAGAACTACAACAAAGTTTGTATATGAGGTGTACTGCTAACCCCGGAGGAATCGGAGGGTGGTGGATTAAAAAGATGTACATCGACATAGGGGAACATAATAAACCGTTTCCTGCAGCAGATGTCGAAACAGGTAAACCATTCATGTGGCCGCAAGGACACGAAAAGGAAGGTCAACCTCTGTTCTATCGTAGGTTCATTCCTGCAAGATTGACAGACAATCCGTTCCTTATGGCAGATGGACAATATGAAGCTATGCTTCGTTCACTGCCAGAGATAGAACGGAAAAGATTACTTGATGGGGATTGGGATGTAGCCGATGGTGCAGCCTTCCCAGAATTTAACAGAGCAAAGCATGTTGTGGAGAGCTTCGAATTGCCAACCAATTGGCCCCGTATCAGGGCGGCTGACTATGGGTATGCGAGTCCTTCTTGCGTTTTATGGGGTGCTATTGATTGGGATAATAATATCTGGATTTATCGTGAATTATACGTAAAACAGTTGACAGCAGAACAATTAGCTGATAAAATACTAGAAGCAGAGCAACTTGACCCTCTACCCCACTATACAGTATTAGATTCTTCCTGTTGGAATAAAACAGGTTTTGGTCCTTCCATAGCAGAAACAATGATGAGATGTGGTGTTCGTTGGATTCCATCTGATCGTAACAGAATACAAGGTAAGATGGAAATACATCGTAGGCTTGCAGATGATCCGAGAACAAACGAACCGAGACTACGAGTGTTTTCTAATTGTAGCAACACTATCAAGCAATTGGCAGCAATTCCTCTTTCCAAAACTAATAGTGAAGACGTAGATACTAAAGCAGAAGATCACGCATACGATGCTCTGAGATATATGCTAATGACAAGAATGACAGGATATGCAGCAATTCATCAAACGCTTAATGGTATTAAGGCTCAGGTCTATCAAGTACAAAATGAAACATTTGGATACTGATAAATGGATTTAAAATTATTTATAGAAAAAGTAGATGATGGCACACTAACTGTTGGTGAAGCTTTTGAGTTTGTTGAAAACAATCCCGGATCAAGCGAGGGTCAAAAAGACAAAGCAGGAAAGTTAAGAAGAAACTTACCATTCTCTATGGATAAACCATACTTTGAAGTTTATCAAACAGAGGAGTTTATAAATTCTGTTCAAGGTCCAGTAAACAGATTTAGAGATTTTAGTAGCTTTGAGTCAGGATTACAAAAAGGATTACTTAGAACTGAAACTTTTAAAGATAAAGATTACAAACTATTATCAAGAAGCACTGGAATTGCAGCTAAAACAAAAGAAGGTGCAGGAGTACAAGACAGAACATTAAAGCCGATGAGAGGTACTATATACTCAACGGATTTAGATGAAATGTACCACAGACATTTACAAAATGATAGTTATCCTGTACTAAATAAAGATGGCGAACCAGTAATTGACAAAAAAACAAACGCACCCAAAAGAGTTTTTATAAGTCAAGATACCAAAGATTACATGGTATATGAAAAAGCTACTGGACAAAGATTAGAAAGTAATATCGGAAAAGATGGAATTAAAATATCTGATGTTACAGTTACTAATAGACCAGATGGTAGTGTGATTGTTGAAATAGCAGAGAAAAAGACTGCTACAAAATTTAGACCAAGAATAAAATATGAAGGTGAGTTTGCATTATTTTTAAAACACTTGCACACTAAAGCAGTAGCAAGAGCAAAAGGAGCAGATTTAAAAACAGTTGATCTTTTCAACACCACTCCTGATAAAGTAAATGGAGTTTGGAATCATTATTTCAGACCTGAACTTGAAGCTAGATTTCCTACACAGTTACCACAAGGAGAAAAAGCTACACCTAAAGTTATCAGAAAGATATTAGCAAGAATTTTAGAAGATGAATTTGAAGTTGATACAAATTTAGTTGACTCTTGGATAGGTCACGCAGGAGGACAAGATGAAGCATCTTCTCGTCTTTCTGCAAAAGCATATGCAGGTGTTGTATCAGACAAGCGAATTGGACCTCTCATAAATAACATCATTCGTAATGATGCCTTTAACACTGGAACATCAGTCAATGATCTCTTTACACAAAGAGGAGTAGCCGTTCCTGAATTTAATGGTGATTTTACATACCCTGCTAACAAAGAACCTTTCTTATATAGCTCAGATACAAACGTAATACCTAAAAAACAAAGACGAACTAAACAAGAAATAGCAACTGCAAATCAAATATCAGCAACAAAACAAAAAAAATCACGATTAGAAGAATTAGAATACGACAAACAAATACTTGAACAAGAAGCTATAGTTCAAAAGAAAGCTTTAGAAGTTGCAGACCAAAAACCAGCAGTAACAAAAAAGATAGCAGAGGGTAAGGCTGCTCAAAAGAAAGCTCAACTAGAAGCAGATATTGCAGCAGGATTAAAATCTGCACCTAAAAAATCAGCAAAAGGTGGCATTGATTTGGGAGAAGTATTTAGTTCAGAGGAGTGGAAAGATTTAACAAAAGGTATTAAAACTCTCGCAGTAGCCACTGGTGTTGCTGGTGTAGTTAGTGAAGCTAGAGCAGATTTTTTAAAGTATAAACAACGTGGGTATAGTGACATTGGTGCAGGATTAGGTGCAGGTGCAGAAACAGCAAGAGATTTAGCTGTTGATGTAATCACAGGAATGAACCCACTAAAAATAGCTACAGATTTTTCATTACAATCAAGTCCTGCAGGTCAAGGATCAGACATGGAAGCAGGAGGAGAATATAGAACCGTATCCGAAGATGAGTATGCAAACATGACATCTATGGGATTAGAAACTTCTAAACAAGACATGGCTATGACTAGTCCAATGAATTACGCAATGGATCAGCAAATGAGTGATCTACTACGTAAAGATGTTCCAAGAATAACTATTGATAGTGGAACAGTAACAATGCCTGATGGTTCAACAAGACCATTTGGTCCTAACATATAATGGTATAGGAGACAAAAATGCCAGACAAAAATTATAACTTTGGTGCTGCATACATAATGGGCAGTGACAAAACTTCAGTTGATGACCCAATGGGATCAAATCAATTAAATAGAGAAGGAATGGACTTTGATATGACTAACACTGGTAACAATGAGTTACAGGTAGACATGCCAAAGAAACAGTCAAAGCCGACTGTTGAAGCTTCTCTTTTTGCAATGGCAGACGACAAAAACTACTTTAGCTAGGATTTATCAATGGCTGATAACTTTTTAAACTCAGATGAAGAGTCTGATTCTCCTCTTTCTATGTCCAATGCGGCAGAGATTATGCCCGGACTTGCAGGGTATATAAAAAGTAGGTTTGAAGACTCTGAAAACGGTAGGCGTTCCCATGAACATAGATGGCTACAAGCCTATAAAAACTTTCGTGGCATTTATGATTCTACTACACAATACCGTGATTCTGAAAGATCAAGAGTATTTGTCAGAATAACTAAAACTAAAGTTCTTGCAGCATATGGACAAATTGTTGATATATTATTTGCTAACAAAAAATTTCCTATTGTTGTAGAAGATACACCTGTTCCAGAGGGTATAGCAAAGTTTGCCCACTTAGAAACTCCTGCAGATCAAGTATCGCCACCACCACAAGACCAATATGGTTATGCAGGTGATGGTATGGAATTAGCTCCGGGAGCAACACGAGCAACTCCAACTATGGATTTCTTGGGGGG